CTTCCGGGGATCCTTTTGGGTTTCTGTCACCCGTAGGCGATATAACTGCCTATAAAACGGACGCGGGTTGAAATCCGCGGCTTTGGAGCTTCTTATGACCACGAAAACGTTTACTCACTACCGAAAGGTAGACCGGATCATCATAAATATATACCAAGTACCTGCACAAAGTTCTGAAAGCTTCAGCGACGAGGTTAACTCGCGCACTGGAGACGACAAGACTAAGTGGAGGCAGCTAGTTCATAATGGTGAATCGGCGGTAAACAATATGGATGGGTCTAAGAAAGAGCGACGCTACGGAGAGATCAAAAAACTCTCTTGTGCTATTACCGCTCAGGCTGGTGCTTTTAAGGACCAGATTGTGGAGATCTCGGATACCAATGTTCTTGCGAACACTGCGTACACGGTGATACTTCCGTCGTCGTCTGGGGCCAGTGCTACTGAAGCAAACAATCGGGCATCGGCAGCGATTTTCAAAGCGATCCGACAAGAGATGTACCAGATCAGCGGTCCAACTTTTCTAGGTGAGGTACGAGAGTCACTTAAGATGCTGAGACGTCCTGCAGAAGCTCTTACCAAGAGCATGGGGCAGTACATGTTTAAGATAGATAAAAATCTTAAGCGTGTCGGAAGGTTTCCGCCATCTACGCGTTTCACCAAAGATGCGTTTGGCAATTGGCAACCGACTGGAAAAAACTCCTCTCGTGCGATTGAAGTTAAGAAGGTTCTTGCGGATACTTGGCTCGAGTACAGTTTCGGATGGTCGCCTCTTCTTTCTGATGTGAAGAATGCGGCTATCGCCCTTGCTCGATTCGGGACCGACATTCGTCGGTCACGCGTCTCTGCTGTGGGTGTGCACGAGCTAGTCACAACAACTAATCCTTACGTTGCGTCAGCCTCGCCTGCCGGTTTCTACTGGAAGGCTAATTGGGTTGACTCACACAAAATTCGGGTTAGTTATAAGTGTGGTCTCTCCGCAAAGATGACGGCTCCCGATGGTTCTACTGAAAGGTTACAGGAGCTCTGCGGTTTTCAAATGCAGAACTTCGTGCCTACAGTATGGGAGTTATTGCCGTGGTCTTTCCTCGTTGACTATTTTGTAAATGTCAACCAGGTATTAGAAGCGTACACCACCGATATAGCCAGAGTAACCTGGACCTCTAAGTGCGAATACAAGGCCTCTCTTCGAACTATTGAAGGGGTATCCTTGGATAGCGCTGTGATGAACCAGAACTTTGGCAAAGGTAAGTGGACGCCTATATACGCGAACGGTGGTAGATTTCAATCAGAAGTGTCTACTGTGCATCGCACTAGTGGGTTGACATATCCAACGTTGACCTTTAAGCTTCCAGACACTCCACGTCAAGTGGGGAACATGGCTGCTCTGTGGCTTGCGCAGGGACGTATGAGGACTAACGCTTTCCTTTAGTTCTCTCCATGGACGGAGGTACTTCCTCCTTTCTTAACCGTTATTAGAGAGGTCTTATGACTACAGCTCTTACTACGCCCGTAACGGGCGGAGCGCAAACTGGTTTCACCACTCCCACCTACACGTTAGTGGCCGATCAGGCCACAGCTATTAACATGAAACAGTGGGCGGTGACTGCAGTTAGTGGTGCCGGCAATACTCCGGCCGTGCATTCGGGGAGTTCCCCGTTTACACTGTCGTTCTGGAAACCCTTGATATTTAAAATCTTGGGTAAGACTAATCCAGTGACCGGCCTGCTCCCGAGCGTTCCCATCAACGTCTACAAGTTCATCGTCCGAAAGGGCGTGGTACCACTTGCTGGACAGCCGTCAGTTACCGCTTATGTGAAATGCGAAATTGGCATTCCGAGCGGTGCTGATACGGTTAGTCCCGTTGACCTTCGTGCCATGATGTCCGCAGCAGTCGGCGGATTGAACCAGGTAAGTGCCGGGTTCGGTGACACGTTGGTCTCGGGTCTGCTCTAGGATTTCCTAGGGTGGGTAATGCTTTGTTACACGAGGTAATCAATGTGATTACTGCCGTCAGGCCGGAATCTTTTTGGCTTGTGATGCAGCGTAACTGCGAGACCCTCGTGTTTCACCTTTTGGGAGTTGGCCTATGCATGATATTGCTAGTCTTTACCAAAACCTGCTTGACGATCTTAAAATTGACACCCGAGTGCTTACCTCAGACTTGGATGTCGAGACCGCGAGAAGGGTCTGGCTCGCCGAAAGCTTCTTTAAGAAGCTCAAGCCTGCAGATACAAAGTTGGCTGATAGAGCATGCCTTGACAAGTTTCTTGTTTCTAACGATTCTTGTAGGAGGTTTGTTTTGTCTCCAATTCATCCTTTCCACGATACAGTTATTAATGAGGTAAAAGCCTCGTTTGACGATGTCGTGTTCCGCGGTCCCGAGGTTAAGCTAGACCTGCGCAGCATTGCTGCTGGATTTGGCCTTGGCCCCGGTGCGAATGTCGACTGCGATTCGTATGATTTCTATACGAAGTTATACAACAGCAGCCTTACTCGCACTAACGATCGTCTATACCGAGAATATCGGTGCGCCATTGTTGATCAACCGCTGGTTTTACAGGCCGAGCTTCAACGCAAAGCCCACAGAGGTGACTCGATAGTGGCAGGAAGCCGTTTGTCATTCGTTCCAAAAACGTGTGATGTTTCGCGAAGTATCTGTACTGAACCCACTCTGAATATGCTTTTCCAGAAGGGGATCGGTTTCTACCTTGAAAACGAGCTAAAGAGACGATTCAATATCGACCTCAGTATACAGCCTCGTTTAAATCGTAGGCTGGCGCGTATCGGCAGTTCAGATGGCTCCTTTGGGACCATCGATTTGTCGAGCGCTTCAGACAGTATCTCGATTGAGTTGGTGAAGTCGTTGGTGCCGGATGTTTTATTCCGGTGGCTGATGCTCGCTCGCTCGCCTGCAACTGTCCTCCCGGACGGTACACAGGTCAAACTCGAGATGATCAGTTCTATGGGGAATGCTTTCACGTTTCCCCTGATGACGCTGATCTTTGCGTCGCTTGTTACAGCCTGCTATCGCGTTATGGGTATTAAACCCGCCTTGGCGCAAGCCAAGACACGCGAGAATAAACAGCTTGTCCCTGAGAATTGGGCAGTTTTTGGTGATGATATCATAGTGGAGAAATCTGCTTATGATTTTGTCATCAGCTGCCTAAAACTCTTCGGATTTGCTGTGAACGAAAGCAAATCGTTCTCTGCAGGCTCGTTCCGAGAGTCATGTGGTGGCGACTACTTCAAAGGCCATGACATACGTGGCATTTACTTAAAGGAGCTTAAGCATGACACACACGTTTACTCGGCATTCAATCGCCTTACCAGATGGTCAGCTAAGTCAGGTATCTTGTTGTCTAAGACTTGTCAACAGCTGTATAGTGCCGTCGCTAAACATCGGCGATGGCTTATACCCTATACAGACGGAGACGCCGAAGGCTTCAAGGTACCTTTTGAAATCTTTCAAAGACAAACGCCTGACAGTTTGGAGCTTCTTCTCAGAAGAAGAGATACTCCGGCTGAAGTGCGCAAGTCTATACTTAAAGAAAGAGATCGACCGCATAGCTTGGACTTGGGGGCAACGACGATCGGTTATTTTGCATCGGTCGCAGTCCCTCGATCTTTTGCTATACCACCTGGTGACCTGTCAGAGTGTGAAGAATTCCTTGCTCGACAATGTCCAATGTCTGTGCCCGCCGAAAGGCTGGCAGAGCTTGAACGTCGATGCAAGCTCCCAGGATTCCGTTACAACGGCCCTGGGCTCCTACACACTTTGCTTGGAGGTTTCATCCGGAACGGTCGGATTGCTCTTCGTGATGATCTAGAAGAGCTTCGGACTAAAGTCCGTCGTCGATTCACGTCCTCTTGGACGTGGACGGCCGCGGCCGACCTTGATGGTCGAGATATTGTCTGGGAATTAATGGTGGACGAGTACCTACGTGAACCTAGCACGAGCGAAAGCTCTGCGTGGGCCCACCGTCCACCATTTGACAATATCGAACTAGTCGTTGACTAGCCCCGAGGGAAACCTCTCCTCAC